TAAACCTAATTTTTTAGCCGCTAACACTCTACCATGCCCTGCTACTATGCCATGTGTTTTATCTACTAATACTGGATTATTAAATTTGAATTTATCTATTGAAGCGGCTATCTGATCAACCTGTTCTTCAGAATGTTCCCTAGCATTGTTTGCATAAGGTATAAGTGTTGAAACGTGTAAATGTTCTATTTGCATATTTTTATCGTAGGTAATTTAAAACTTTCCAATTAAGGTGTCCTGAATACTTGGCATAACACCTCATTCGGTTTTCTATGTGCTCTTGAATTAATTCTTT